AGGACAAACCTCAAGTGCGGTGGGAGTGTGGGCGCGTAATCTTTCATCCGGCACAGCCCTACAAGTGTCTGGTAAAATGACCATCGACAACAGTACGCTAGTAACAAACCTAAACGCCCAAAAATGGAACGGGTTCACCACGGGTACCGTAACAACAGGTAGTGCAACAGCTACGGTTAATCTAACAAACAAACCAGGGGCGAATAGTTCAAATTCATGGTGGGTAGTATCTGATGGCACAACAACCTTGCGTATAATGTGCTGGATAACTTAAAGGAGAAAATATGTTTGATCGTGCTAAAATTCAGCAGCAGTTTATAGCGGTACTTAATCAGAACATGGGAAATAGGATCACGCCGGAACTTGGAAACGGAATGCTTGCCTCGCTGATGGCGGCAGTACCAGAAATATCAATGCACGTAGAAAACACCGAAGGGGGAAAGGCCAATGTCAACGATACCACAACAACTTCAAGCGATGAGTCAGCAAATAGCGTCTCTGAGGGCGCTAGTTAACGGGGTACGTGACCCCGGTAAGCTTTTCGTGATGGTTGGTGATTACTGTGTGTATGGCTGCAAGATAACACAAGGTACTTCTTCCTCTGACATGTATCTCGCCCTAGAAGGGCAAGCCTCTGGCGATAGTGCCCACCTAAACCCGGACATTGAGAGCAATCCATTACGAACGGAAGAGTACCCGAATATCGCATGGATTTATGGTGAGGCGTTTTTGTCGCAAGACATTAACGTGACCGATCAGTCAAATGATTCTCTACTGCTTGACGATGCGCCAGGAACCGCCAACTATGGCCGGTATGATATCGTGTACGCCTACATTGGGCAGGCTGGGCCTGCCGTGGCGATTCTGACGGGAACTTCTGCGGCGGCGGTTAAAACAGATTTTATTGCAAATGGGCTGGATGCTAGTCCATACCCGTCAACATTTGATCCGACACTTCCAAAAGGGACATTCCCGCTTGCGCGAGTGTACATTCAGACGGGCGATACAGGAATCGCCAATGCACGGATAGCTGATCTTCGAGACTTCCACGGGAAACTTAATCCGTTGGCAGCAACTGGAAGACATGAATTGAACACAGGTAACGGAACAGGTGCGGTTAATGTGGCTGTTCGGCGGCTGCTCAATGTTGTCAAGGAGGAGTGCCCAGGGATCACGTATACAGACAGCGCGAACAATGGTGGGCGGTTTGAGTGTACCGAAGCCGGGTGGTTCAAGGTTCTGTATGATGAAGGGGGCGGAGGATCGGGGGGAACATCACCAGCGTATGCAGGAATCACGGTTAATTCTACAGAATTGACCACGACAGTTGAGTCGATAACAAACCTAAGCACCCTTGAAACAAGATTCACAACACGCATTGGCCTAAACGACAGGAACGGTAACGCCTGCCAAATGATTAGGCTTGCGGTTGGTGATTTTTTTGTGTTGCATGTCACGCCCACGACGTTTGACGTAGAAAGTAATTTAACGCGGGTTGTGGTTGAAAAGATGTTTGATATTTAAGGACTAGCGGGATAGAATGTCAGCGAATATGGGAGGTTCAAATGCTGGGTCGTGACATGGTGGCAAACATAGCAATACCAAAGAGCAGAAACTATTTCTCGGGCGGGTATACCTACACGGCAATAGCGAAGACTCCGGCAACCAGGGAAATAGATTCAGAGTGGATGGTATTTCGTACCGAGGATGCAACAGGTGATGTTGATCTGGCGAAGAATACCGCAGGGGTAAACACAAATGAGTTCATTTTCAAGGGTACCGAGGCCGCCGTGCTTGCGCTAGACTTCACGGAGGTATCGTAATGGGATGGTTCGCAACTAACGCTCTGCGTGAATCAAGATTACTTCGGCGGTTCCTGAATCTACCCACATATCTTGCCGGTTCGGATGGGGGTATAGACGGGGTTGTAGATGCTGCTGGAAACACAATTGACTTTGGTATACCTGTTTACACATATGGGCAGCAACCAAACCCGTACGCAGTGCCAAAATATACCGAGATACTTATTGATCCTGCGTGCTTGACAGGTAGTGGAGCGACTACTCAGGGCATCAAGATGCGTTCTGACTTGGTTAATTGGCGCTTTGCTGATGCAGGTCAGGTTTTATATGCAAACTCGGGTTCTATTGCGACACCTTTGGTTTCCGGCGTAGCTGCTGGGGCATTCACAACCACGGAAGTGAGCATGTGGGGAAGTCTCAACCCTATCATGATTCCGGCCTTTATGTTGTATAAAGGGTTCAGGGGAAGGCTGAAGTGCACACTCATAAAGAGCGGCACAACTGCAGGATGGGAGATATGGATAAGAATCGGCAAAACTCCGATCAGTGGGGGAGTCACCGCAAATGATCAACTATTTTTAGTACAATCTTTAGCGAACGCAAATAACGGCCAATACCAAGTGGACGTGGAGTTTGCCATAACGTCCGCTGGGGTGAGCGTAAACGGCGCTCTTGCTGGGGAGACTACTTGCGGCTTCACGACTAAGCTCAGAATGACCCCTAACTTGAATATCACTGGCATGGTGGTAGACAAGGGCGCGCTTATGTCTACAGTGGACGATGCAATAGTTAACATAAACATCCGTGGAACAACTGGCGATACCTTCTCATTACTAGATTATAACTTTACGGCGTTTCCTACATAATGACTATACAACGACTACGACCAGACGCTCTTGTGGGCACGCCATTTGACTACGCCACAATATATCCGTTCATGGGGCTAAATGAGGGCGGCAATAATATCATGGCCGCACCTGTTGGGCCGCAGTGGCCGTACAAGGGCGTATTTGGAATGGGGTACTATCTTTATGGTACCAACCTAAATACATCATTCTTGGGCGGGTGGGACACCGGTTCGCCTGCCGGGTCGGATGCGGCCAAGGTGCAGGCGAAGGATGATATACAGGTCACCTGGGCAAATAGAGTCTTGCCTTGGTTTGAGGCGTCTCCCGCAAGCGACAATACTTGCACCAATGCGGAGCCCAGTCACCGCCCAGAGCTGCCCCACCCGGCCGCCTTTGCAATTGCAACCGATGTGTGGCTGGTTAAGATACCACAGGTCACGGCCCTGCCAGAGATGCCAATGGCAACCGATGTGTGGCTGGTTAACCTACCACAGGTCACGGCCCTGCCAGAGATGCCAATGGCAACCGATGTGTGGCTGTATAACCTACCACAGGTCACGGCCCTGCCAGATATGCCAATGGCGACATATGTGTGTCTGTATAACCTACCACAGGTCACGGCCCTGCCAGATATGCCAATGGCAACCGATGTGTGTCTGGATAACCTACCACAGGTCACGGCCCTGCCAGAGATGCCAAAGGCAACCAATGTGAGGCTGGATAAAAATTTAAGCAAACTTTAACAGGAGAATGAAAATGGATAAAGAAACGCAACGAATCTGGACTCAAGAAGGGGAGCGATAGAATGACCAAACTTAAAACATCAAAACAGGTCCGAGAGGGCAATCACATCTATGGGCAGCTGCCGGACGGTCTCACACCAAGAGAGGTAAAGTCCCTCATGATCGTTCTTCTGTCCATTGCGGTCTTTGCAGCAGTGATGGTTTTTGGATCGGTTTTTATAGGAGCATAAAATGAAATACGTTCACGAAGATACAAAGTTCCCGATCAAAATGTGGACTGACCATGTGCCTGTCGAAGACGGTGCCATGCAGCAACTGCGAAACATCGCTAACATGCCATTCATTCATAAACACGTTGCTGTGATGCCTGACGTGCATTTCGGCATGGGTGCGACCATTGGTAGCGTCATCGCAACGTCCGGCGCGGTAATCCCTGCGGCTGTCGGTGTGGACATCGGCTGTGGCATGATGGCGGTGAAAACGAACCTGACCAGCCATGACCTGCCGGAGAACCTTCACACGGTACGCTGCGACATCGAGGCGGCTGTTCCGCACGGTCGCACGAACAACGGCGGCAAAGGTGATCGTGGCGCATGGCATGACGTGCCTGACCACATGGGATCGAAGTGGAAAGAACTTTTTGCTGACCGCTATGCTGCGATCACGGCGAAACATCCGAAAGCGATGGCATACAACACAGCCAACCACCTCGGCACTTTAGGTGGTGGAAATCACTTCGTCGAGGTCTGCCTGGACACTGAAGATAACGTGTGGATCATGCTGCACAGCGGATCACGCGGCATGGGAAATAAAATCGGCATGTACTTCATCGAAAAAGCGAAAGAGGAAATGGAGAAATATTTCATCTCTCTGCCCGATAAAGACCTGTCGTATCTCGTCGAAGGCAGTGCGCTCTATAAGGACTATCTTGAGTCCGTTGAGTTCGCGCAGGAATATGCGTTTCTCAACCGCGCACTGATGATGGAAAGCACTATTGCCGCGCTCCGTAAAACCTTCCCTCACATGGAGGTGACGGAAACGGCGGTGAACTGCCATCATAATTATGTGGCGCGTGAAAACCATCAAGGCAAGAACGTCATCATCACCAGGAAGGGCGCAGTTCGCGCTCGTGAAACCGATCTCGGCATCATTCCTGGCTCGATGGGCGCGAAATCATTTATCGTGCGAGGCAAAGGCAACTCCGAATCGTTCTGTTCATGCTCACACGGCGCGGGTCGCGTGATGTCAAGAACAGCAGCGAAGAAAGAATTGACCATTGAAGATCACATGCGCGATACCGCAGGTGTCGAGTGCCGCAAAGATGCTGACGTGATCGAAGAAAGCCCGAAGGCATATAAAAACATCGACGATGTGATGCGCTCTCAGGAAGACCTTGTGGAAATCGTTGCCACGTTAAAACAAATTATATGCGTGAAAGGATAATTCAATGAAAACAGTCATCTTTGACCTTGACGGTACCCTTTGCGACATCACGCATCGGCTGCACTTCATTGAAGGCGACAACAAGGATTGGGACGGTTTTTATAGGGGGATAGAATGTCAGACATTATCTACGATCAAATGACCAAGCTCCTCCCAGACGATAAAATAGAAGCTGTCTGGTTTGGGGATTGGGGAGACCGTCCAAACAAGCGGG